TATGCCATCTGTAATTCCTAAAAGAGTAAGTAGGGGCAACCGAAGCTGCCCCCACCAAGTGATTACTTATGCAAGTGTGTCACGGTCTACTTCGTCAGCAGCCATGTCGCCTTGGTCGCTGATGTCCATCATCACAGCGTAAGCACGTAGCTTACCTGCTGTAAATGACGCACCACTACCTGCCAACACAAAGTCAATTGTGTCAGAAGAAGTAGATGGTGCTAGGCCATCAATTGCAACTTGTGGAGCGTAAGCACCATCAGATGCACCGTCAATGTCCAGTGCGGCTGCAAACTCATCAACATCACCACCAGTGAAGCCAAGAGCAGCAGTTGCGTCTGTAGCCGTATTCATAGTTGCAGATTCTACAACTTGAAATCCTGCTGCCATTATTAATGTGTTAGCAGGTACGGTAATTGCCTGAATAGTATCACCGGGGGCGATGCTATTTTTTGTCAGGTCAATTGTGACATCTACGTAGTACGGGTTACGTCCACGCTGTGAGTTCCCTGATTCAGGGTGCAGTACTGCAGTAATGTTAGCCATTTTTCAATACTCCCCTTATACCAAGTTAAACTTAGCGTTAACAAGACCTTCAGGACGCAGAATTTTGCGGCCATACATGTGCATACCACGAACGATGTCAGCAAAGCTGTCAGGGTCACGATATGTTTCTGTCTTGTTAATCTGCTCTGCAGTAGCTACTGAAGATGAATGTCCAGCAACAATCACACCAAAGTTTGATGCATTTGTACCACCAGTAGTGGAAGAACCAGTACCTACAGATGGAAGATTGTTTGAAACATACACTTGGAAGCCGTGCAAGTTATTAATCACGAGTCCGTTTTGCAGACCAGCACCACCAAAGTCTGAGTTCAGAAGTTTTGAATCTTCGTCCTTCAGTACTTCAAGGAATACTGGGTCAATTACAAGCCAACGGCCTTGTGAGTCCACATTTTGCTGGTCTAGCTTACGAGCCATACGAGCAATAATCATGGTTGGGTTAGCGTTACCTGAACCCGGTACTGCTGATGCACCCGGCAGACGTGGCTGAATGCCGATTGACGAACCACCAGAGCCACCGAAATCGTCAGCTTCTAGTTTCATTGTTGTCAACAGTTCGTCTGTACCTGCAGTTGAAACAGCTTTTGAACCGTTTACAGTTGTATTAACTGTATCGGCTGTGCCATGAATTGCAGACTGTTTAAAGCCACACAGATAACCAAGAACGTCTTGGTCAAACTGGTCAGCCAAACGGTACGCAGCACGGTCACTTGCCAATTGCTGGAAGTTTACGTGGCTGTGTGCCTCTTCAATGTCATCAACCTTAAATGCAAAGTAGTTAGCTTTGTCAATTGTTAGGTTGAAATCTTCATCATCAAGGTCTTGCGGTGTGATTGTTGTACCACGTGCGTAAGACTTGACGGTAATTTCGGGTTCTTTGATTATCTTAACGGAATCACCCATTGCAGCAATCTCACCGAAGTAATCATTGTTAGTGATTGCTTCAGCAACGGCAGACTTGCGGAAAGCAAGCTGCACCTGTTTGCTGTAAATTACAGGTGAAAAATTACCGTTAGGAAGATTACCATAACCCGCAGCGGTTGCGAATGCCATGTTTTTCTCCTAAAGTTTTAGCATTTTTCTACAGATGCAAACTCACCAGACTAATCAGAGGCTAATTCGTTTGGGTGTGTATTCTAGTAAGGTGGCCGCCCTACTATTCAACAGGCCAAATTCGTCAGGTAATCCGTAAGCTGTGTTTGTTTGCTGTTATGTGTGGATATATTGCGCTATACATCCACACTTGGTTACATATAGTTATACTGAAAAATAACTATTTGTCAACACTTTTTTTATTTATCTGGCAGAACCAGACACATCATAGATAAACTTTCCTGTACGGATAGCTTCCATAATATCATCGGAGTGTTTCTCATATTCTTGTGGCGACATTGCCTGAACCTGAGATTCCCTCAAATAAGTGGAAGTTTCGTCTGTTTGAGGTGTGTTGCGTTCACGTTTCGTTGAAACAACTTCAGCAGCACCTTTATCCTTTTTAGACTTCTTCTCACTTTTTATTCCCTTATCAGCTTTGTACAGGTCAATTGCTCTTGCTGCTGACCGTGCATCATTATCATTTTCGTACAATGCATCCTGTACCCACTTAGGCTGTTCATCAGCCCATTGATGAAAATCATCACTATCTCTAATTTCATCAAAGTCAGGATGCAGTCGCATTAGTTCTGCTTCTGCTTTTTCTTTTGATGCTGATGCTTGCATACTATCAATTGCTTTCATGCGTTCCTCAAGAGCAGTATTTTGCTCACGAGCCTTTTTCATAGCAATTGTTTCTACTATAGCTGCTACATCAGGAAATTCTGCTGCCCATTTTTCAATGTCATCATCTGACTTAGGTAGTTTAAATTCATTTTTTGTGGATGCATCAAGTTGTTGTTTAAGAACATTAATTTCTTTTTTAAACTCTTCAGCTTGCTTTTGTTGATGTCTACGTAAGTCAGAGTAACGCTTCTTAAATGTTTTCTCTTCTGCATTTGTAGGTTCAGCTTCTTGTTCTACAGGCTCTTCTGCCTCACCTGCATTTTCTTTTATAAGCTGTTCCAGTTCCGCTTCTTCACGCTGACGTTTTTCTTCGTTTGTGTATTTACGATTTGCAAATGCAACTTTCTTTTCTGGTTGCATCTCTTCTGCCATAATAGCTGCTTCAGCCATTGTTTTCTCCTTTGGGGCTAACCGTAGCCAGTGTTGGGGGGTTAGGTAGCCATTGAGTTATCTAGGATATTATCGTGTTCCTAGTCCACGTTTTTTAGTTCGTGGTGCTGGTTTAATATTACCTACATCTATAATATTAGCAATTTGAGGACCAAGCACACGTCCTAAAACTCTAAGTTCTTCAGTGCCTATAAGACCACGAAGAGTTATCATGTCATCTTCTGATAATGCAGTATAGCGTTCTGCAATTTCAGTTTGAAGTTGTTCAACTGTTTCAGCCATTTTTAATTCTTCCTGCTACATATACAATAGGATGGATAAACTTACACCATATGTTACCGACTAAACTATCTTTAGCACGGCCTTTAGTTATTACATGTTTAAGGTGTTTTGTACGTTCTTGTGCAAGATATGCACCAAGTTGAGTAAGCACGTTACTATTTTGCATACCACGAACGTATGGTTTAAACAACCAATGATACCCTATTTCATGTGCTGGTGTCAAGTGTTTCTTTTGATATACATTCCAAATTTTCATTGCCTTTGCCCAATCATCTAATTGAGTTTGACGATACATTTCTGTACAGACAATAGACTTTTCACTGCCGCTGCTATCATCACTACTACGGTCTTCATATTCTTTAGAACCCGGAATTGCAGCACCAGTAACTTTACCTGTACTATCCGTAGTTAAATAACCAGAAGCAAATGTTGTGCCTTTTCCGGGTTTATCATCTGTAGCAATACCTGAAACATTAAAAGTACGCCCACTATTAGATGTATAATCTACCGTTTTATCTTCGTATGGGTTATAATCAGAGTTACTTTGTTTTTGCTCTCTTCTTGTTTTTGTATTTCTACGGTCTGACTCTCCACTAGTATCAGAAGCAAATTCTTCAGCTTGCGCTTTTTCGCTTGCAGCATCTCTTCCTTTATATGAAGCACCTGTACCCCCAGTAAAGTCACCACGTTCTTCACGTTCAACTCTAGCTTCTCTTTCTGTTTCTGACTCAACGTCAAATTCAGCCGCATCTATTGGTGTAGATGCTTTACGTTCTGTTGGCAAATCGCCTGTAAACTCTCCTGCTGTTGCCCTCTCTGCTGCTGTTGTTTTGGCTTTTATATCATCATCAAAAATACCACGTTCTTCACGTTCAATTTTAGTAGCTTCTGCAGCACTAACATCTGCTTGACGTACTTGCGCTGACCTTACACCAGCTTCTTTTTCAAATGCAGCTTGCATTGCTTCTGGAGAAGTATCAGTGATATCTGTAATAGCAGTTTCTCTTATATCTTTTATTTGGTCAGCGGTTCTAGCACTTTTACCTGTTACAAAATCTGGTATTTGTTCTGCTCTTTGCGTTCCTGTAACTACAGGAATGCCTCCCGGACCTTTTTCTTTTTGTTCTTCAAAAGCTATAGCAACCTCAGTAAAGTAGGCATCTCTTTCTTTTCCTTCTGGGTATTGCATACTACCTTTTGCTAACTTGTCTGCAAAATCTTTATACTGTTTATCTGCTCCCGTAACTACATCTCTTGCTTTTTCAAAAATAGTTCTTTTGTCAAACTCTTCGTACACATTTTTAAACGCATCAGTATCTTTAATTTTATCTAGGTCACTTTCAAACTTTTGTAGTTCTGGTGATTTTTGAAATCCTGATGGGGTAGATGGTTCACCGCTATCACCGTCATCATCTGTTTGGTCAGGTGATGGTTGGTCAGGTTTTGGTTGACTTGTAGGTGGTTCCTCTTCTTCAATATCTGATTTTTTCTTATATCCAGCAGGAACAGGTATGAGTGGTTTACCATTTGCATCTACAGGAATTGATAACTCATAACCTTGGTCATTTACATAAATTACATAAGTAGGTGTTACCATTTCACCAAAAGTAGGTAAAGGATTAGGTGGAGTATATGTTGGTGTAACTTGTTGAGTTGGGGTAGTATAAGTAGGCAAAGAAGTTGGTAAAGGCTGTCCAGTATATTGTTGATACTGCGGTGCATAGTTCTGAAACTGTGATGGGTTATAACCACTAATGCCTGTAAAACCAACTTGCTGTTGCATTTGCAAAGGATTAGGCGGCTGTACAAATCCACCCACTTGATATTGGGCAATACCATCATCTTCCATCTCAAGGTCATCCATACTAAATGGAACATCATCTGATAAAGTAGCCTCTTCTGAATTACCCATTTGACCCATTGCTTCCATTTTTGCAAGACCCGCTTTTGCCTCATCTCGCAGTTCCATAATTTTTTCTAAGCCATGATATCTCACAACATCTGCTGGCAAAACAAACTCACCTTCACTTAACTGGGCAGGGATATCATCACGTACTTCTTCTTGTGTAGAACCTATTGGCACATCATTACCTGATGCAGGGTCAATTGTACCGCCTTCATCCATGAGGCCGCCTTCGTTAAACGCACCCTCGACAGGCTCAAACAGTTCCATTTGTTTTTTTAATGCCATTTACTTCATCCCGCAGATATTTAAGTTTACGTAAAGCTGTGATAGCACCTTGTTGACGGTGCATCATTATTGTATCATCTGATTGTTCTAACACCTTTTGGTGTTGCTCAATAGCTAAGTCTATATAACTATTGAATGCTTCCCACTGGCGGTTGTTGCCCACCAGCGGCTTGAGGCGGCTGAGTACCTGCTGCTTGTCCATTTCCACTAAATCCTTGTTCACCCGGAACTGGTGCTTGACCAGTACCTATGTTTCCACCACCAGCACCTGTTGGGTCCATTGCATCAGCACCCGGTGGGGGTGTCAT